CAGAGCCTTCTCCACCATCTCCACCAGCACCATATAATCTTCCACTGCTACCAATATCAACACTCAATACAACATCGGAATCCCAACCTCCAGTTCTCAATGCTACATTATTCTGACTACCTTTAGCGGATCCGATAGTTTTATTGACATGAATAAGAATTTTTGAACCTGCTTCCTTTCTGCCCCTAAAACCACCAATAACAGTTACACTATTGTTGTTGTATCTACTCTTTGCATTTTGTCTGCTTTCTTGTCCACCAGTGTGGAAGTCAACAACAACATTCAATCTCTTGCTGTAGAAGTCACTGAACTTAATTTCACCCGATGTTGGAACACCACTGTCAATGCCATTGAATGATAATGTGCCAACAGATTGTGTCAGTCTGTAACCACCCAAAGACATCTGAGATCCAGAGTTTCTACCAAACTCATCAGAGATTTGATTGGCAGTAATTTGACCAGAAGCAGGTAATGCCATATTAGCTAGAAGTTACGGTTTCCCATCCAGATCCTGTATAGACCTGTATTTTATTGAGTGTGGTATTGTAGATTACAGCACCAGCAGTCAAGTTATTTAAGTTTCCTCTATTTGTGGTAGAAACTTTTGGAAGAATCATAAACCTATCAGAGGAGAATGACTCACCATCATCATTAGCGGTTGCAGAACCTAAGTCAAGAGCACATTGTGGATTGGTTGTACCTGAACCGATACATCCTTTCTGTGTAATTGTAATTCTTGGAGACCCCGAACCACCTGGAAGTGTTGGTGGGTTAATAGCAAATCTCAGAGCGTTTCCGTCAGTTCTCTGAATTCCTTGGTTGTCAGTTGTTGCAAAAACAGCATAAGCATTGTTATTATGCTTAATATTGAAAAATGTAGAGACACCCGTAGTTACATGAGTGTTGACAAGGGATCTACCATTAGAACCGTCACCACTACCATTATCAAATACAGTATTTGAACCGTTAGGTGCGATTATATCACCCTTGAAACTACCTGCCGATAAGGCACCAGTGAGTGTTACCGCACCAGTTATGCTCAAATCTCCAGTGATAAACGTGTTACCAGAGAAGGTTGATACACCAGATACACTTAACTTTTGAGTTGGTGCTGTGACACCCAGACCCAAATAACCAGTGGAAACCACCAGTGTTGATACCTGTTCCACTACCACCATGCAGAATGTAGTTCAGGTTTCCTAAATCATGATTGACAAGATCTAATGATCTGCTGTCACTGTAACTTAATGCACTGTCTCCACCAAAGCGAAGAGCACCTGATGTAGTTGTCGTTGGTGCGCCGCGGCCAAGTGTAAGTAAAGATGTGCTTCCAGTGTTTCTAATATGAACGGAAGAAATACCAGATGCTGTTCTGATTTCTAAGTTGGCGTCAGGACTTGCGGAACCAAATGCTGATTTGTTAGTATCTAATACGGTGAATACTGTGCCACCTGTACCAACATTTAATTCAGTCTTAGCAGTTACAATACCGGCGGTTGGGAGGTTTACAGAGTTTGCTGTAATCTCTGTAGCAGTAATAGTTCCAACTGTAATGTTGGGAGAACCTATCAGACCTCTGGCAGTTGTGGCAATACCAACGACATCACCAGTTACATTTCCGGTTACATTACCAACAAATGT